GATTGTTATTATTGTTATTATTGTTATTATTGTTATGATTGTTAAAGTTCCTAACTCTATTATTGTTTTTATTCTTGTTAGATCCTATTTTATAGTTATTGCCAGTGGCTAAGCCTTCTACAAAGTTTCCCGCCGTTGTAGCGTCAGTTACTAATTCCATAAACAGCTGATTATATGCCTCGGTTTCTGAAAACGCTTTTGAAATCTCTGCAGACTTCATGAATCGTCTTCCATCTGGCGATTTCTCACCATACGCTTTAAGTATTAATTCCTTAAACGTTCTCATTATTTCAGGACCATTCTGGTCGGCGACCATTTTATTAATCATTTTTGTCATACCGCCATCGGTGCTGACTTCCATTTCAAGTCTTTCAGTTTCAGTAAGGTTGAAGTAGTGTACTTCTGTTCTTTCATTACCATCGTAATCCACGAATGTAAAAGTTTTCTCTATCATATTTTTTCTCCTTTTATTCGTCTATGTTAAAAAAAGAGGGAGGGGGATCATCCCCCGTCACCTCTAATCATTTTGAAAATGTGTAAAAAATTGCAATTAATTACTTGATCCAAGTATCTCGAATACTTCCTCTGGTGTTGGGAAAGAAGATGCTGTACCAGTGCTTGTCTTAGTGTAATATGTCTTACCTTCAACAGGACTCTCATCTCCCGTTTCTGTGTAAGTTGCACCATTCTTTTCATAGTAAGTGGTTCCTTCAACAAATGTGGATCCCGTAAACTTGGTATAGACATCGTCTGTACCATAGAGTCTATTCTCAAGATTCTGTAACTTAGTGAGATCTGCTGTCGCAGTAAAGTCAGTTGAGTTAATCTCGATGTGTGCTGTAGGTTTGTAAGGTTTGTTTGTTGTTGGGTTAATTGTTGAGATTTCAACTGGTGTAGTTGTTACTTCCCATGAGAAAGTTCCAGCATCAATACTCTCACCCATTGTGGCGTGCTCTTTCTCCGAAGGAGCTGCCATAGCGTTATACACAAGATGAATCTTATAACCATAATCAGTTCCCTCAGTATCATTACCGATGGTGGTAACATATGAGAAACCGAATGGTTTTCTTGGCTGCTGACCGATTCTAACACCCTTAACAGGCTCTGCGGAACCGTCGCACACAGCAAATTCATCAGGATACGTGTACGCTTCGATACTAGCACCAAAGTTCTCTGTAGAGTAAATTGACGCATACTTAATATCGTCAGCATAAACATCATTTGGCTCACCGCCACTTGGTGATTCGGTAACGTTTGACAATCCATTCCAAGCTACACCAGCGGCATAACTACCATCTGAATTCTGTGGGAATATCACACCGTGCTTCACACCAGTCTCATAAATTTTCTCAGAAATCTGATCCCATTTAATCTTACTCATTGTTGTTCCTCCTTAAATTAATAGATTAGTCTAAATACGTCATGGTATAAATTATCATTTGTAAAGCTAGTAGTCATTGAAATGCGTGGAATAGTGTTAATATTTCTAGTTATTTCGCTGTCCGGAGTCTTATCGATAACAGTAATGGCATATTCTGTATACGAAATATAAATCTGATCATCAGCGTTTATCTTCGGCAAACCAGTTCTTTTATACACCACACAAGGATAAGACAATTTATAGTTGGCCGGGGGTTGAAAGTATACATTGGTAGTACCAGCCGTTTCTTCCAATAAATATTGTAGATCCAGTCTAGTCTTCGCCATTATATACACCCCCTAGCGTTAATATCATTCGCGGTCGCATAGGTTCTACTGTGCTTACACGCCATTTTACACCATCTACTATTACGTATCTTATGTTGAAATAATTCTCATAGGCATATGGGTCTGCGACTATACTAATTTTACCAGTCAAGTTGACATCGTCATTAACGCCATACTCAGATTTATGGAGCGCACGAGTATTATTTAAAATATCACCAAAATACTCGCGCTCGGTGGACTCTTCTATCTGAATACCACGCTCTTTTTCGACAAAACCTATATACCCGACTATCCCATAAAATTTTGCCATTTTGAATTTTTCCTTTCTTATGATTCTTCACAGGTAAGATCTGATAAGTTAAATACCTTAGTTACAGATTCATAACCTGTTGCGCTAGCCACGACAGTAATTGTCTGCGTAGTCTTATCTGCTATTCTAAGTATAGCGATTCCATCCTCGTCTAGAGTAACCGGATTTGTTACCTTGACAGTTATCGTTGGGGTAACGCCCTCAGGTACGCCAGATACTTCAGACTTAATAACTATGTAGTTACCATGCTGAAGATCCGTATCACTTGAGAATCCTGTATAATCGCTAACATATTTAAGTGTACCAGTAATACCGGAACTGCCCACATTAACGTTAGTCTGTAAATCATTTACAGACTTTCCGAAAAGGTCTACGGTATTATCGGTTAATGCTGATACAGATAAGCTATTTAAAAATTTCCAGTAACATCTTCTTCAAGCGCAATGGCTGAATACACATTTCTTAACGCACCAGAAAGTCGGGTCTCCATGAGATACTTCTCCTGATTGAAGTCGATATCGAAATCTTTAAATGTTGTGATTTCGCCACCCTTAGTAGCACCAAGCTGATAATCAGCCATATTTACGAAGATACCAAGGAGCTTCTTAGTCCTCTCTACGCCGTTCACAACAACATTTCTAGTCTGTCCCTCGAACTGCTCAACGGTCTGAATATCGCTTACATTGAGAGCTGCCTGAAGATCTGACTTATTCTCATAGATTCTACGACCATTAAGATCTCTAGCAAGAAGCATGATATTAAGAAGATGAGGTGTGCAGTAGAATATAGGAGTACCAGTACCCTTATAATCCTCTCTAGCATAAAGAGCATACTGTACAATAGCTTCTGCATAAATATAATTGTCACCGAAGTGCTTACTTGTATCACTTCCCTGAATCTCATCTTTTACAGCATTAAAATCAACGTCCTGATGTATTGTATAAAGATCATCATCTTTCCATATGGAACGAACATGATCTTCTGAAATCTTACCTTCAGTTCCATCTTCGCGTCCATCGCCGATAAGAATAGCAGTAGCAACTTCCTCATTAAGAACACTACGCATAATCTTGTACTGGTAATCTACGATGTTGAAATCTGTAATATCAACAATATCATCTCTGTTAAGTTTATCCTTAACGTAAATTGTCTGCGGATCTGTTGTTCTAGCTATAAGCTTAGCGTTTCCGAGATTTTTCTTCTCATTACCTTTAACATATCCCTTACCTCTAAACCCATTAGAAGTCTTAGCGTTTCTGATGTCAACCTGTTTGGTTCTAATTCTGCTGAACGGACTCTTATGAGCGCCATTGATAACTGAACCAACCCACCCCTGATCCTGCATAATGAGTTCTGGTGGAGTAGGATTAACATCCTTAAACTCTGGGAAGAACGATCCCATTGTTTCGCTATCAAAGTTGTGTTCAAGTGTAGAATCCTCCTCCACATAAAGGTTGATAGCACTCTGAAGTGATCCAACGCTTGTCTGCTTAGCAAGACGTATAATCTCAGCCTTGTCAGCGTGTGTGAGAACTCCATGACTTGTGTTGTCGTCGTCGAATAAGTTGTGTTTCATTTCCTTATTGTCTCCTTTCGAATTGTTATTCTGTTCCTGAGTATCAGCTATAGCACTACCAACTAGTGCATATAACACGTTTCTCTGCTCATCGGTCATTGAGTCGATTACATCCTGAATTGTTTTTTCCTCTGCCATTTTCTTACTCTCTTTCTTTGGTGATTCTGATGGTGTCTCATCGGTGTCGTCAGTATCATCAGTGTCATCGTCATCGGCATGAAGTAATAACGGTTCGCCAGAATATATAATTGCCTCATAACCTTCGTCATCACCATGTGCGAATGCAACATCTTCAATAAATGCTCCGGGATTAGCCCCAGCAATTACCAAACTGACTTCCTTAATATCACCACTCATAACATTTGAAAGTCTCTCGTTTAAATGGTTAGCGCATATAGACAATGATGAAATGTCGCCATGCTCAACAGAACTTTTAGCAGATCTACCGGATGGTGTATCATTAAAATATCCATAAGCTTTAACACCGTCATCACATTCCTCTAAGTCAGCATAACCAAGAACTTGGTCGACTGATTTATGGTTGTGATTCCAAACGAGAGGAACTCTTTTGTTGTTTACTGCTGCAAATGCGCCATGTAAAATAGTTCTACCATCCGAGCAACGGACGTTATATTTCGTAGCCCATCCGCAGAAATCAGCATTTCTACTCATTTTGAAAATTCCTCCTTTATGTAGTTTCATCGATTAACGGCATTCCCTCTTGATTCTTAGCGACTTCTTCCGCTGTTGGATTCAAGTTCTTATTTCTAAGAACATCGGCATCTGGGTCGCTAGAAGGAGTTAATCCTAATATCTGGCGTATTTCGTTAGATGACATTACTGCATTACGTGTCATAACTTCGCCTATCTCAGCCATCTTGTTCATAGGTACAAGACGGAATGGATCATTAAACATCATTACTGATTGTTTCTGGGTAATAGCAGTTGGGGTAAGGAACTTACGCTTCAGTTCGTCTACTACAGCACTAACTATCGGTTCAATAGTTCTGTTGTAATAATTAGTCATGGTTATTTCATCGGCAGTTCCGTCCATAATCTCTTTTGTTATACCCAACTGCGAGAATAGCATATCTGTTAAGTACTCTATCTGTTTTAACAAATTGTTTTCTATCGGTCGGTTTAACTGAGTTATGTGTTCCGTAGCATCTATATACCCAATTCCATATTTAGAGTTTACTAATTGGTCCTCTATAGCTTGACGTCTTTCTTCAGCTTGCTTTTTTTTAGATTCGCCTTTAACTAAAAACGGCAATTGTACTATCAAATCCAGTCTACCAGATGAACTCTGTTCGTCAATTGCATCGAGCATTGCTAACTTGCGCTTCAAACGTTGCATTGTCGAATTAGGCTCGTTCATGATTGCGTATAAAGGATTCTCTACAATACAGCAAGTACTTTTGGGCACCCATATTTCTCGCTTTATGCCAGTTCTATCATCATAAGCTTCTATCTGAACATAGTCAGCTTTCCATTCTAAGATTTTAGCAGTTCGCATCGACTCTATATCATAACTTCCAGATACTTCTGGATTTATAGTAGTGTCTATAGGCACTATAGCAACGCAACCTTCATTCATTAAAGACATATATACGTCCTGTAAAAAAGCTCTACCAGTTTGGTCTTTATTGGCCGAGAAATTTAGGCATTTGTTTAAGCCAGAGTTTATTATACTTACAAATCTGTCCGAATCGTCCAGACGAACGTGGTTAATTTTAATCGCCGCAGAATCAAGTGCGATTCTATTGAGTACTGATACTAATATAGAGCGTTCAATACCCCTTGTAAATCGTGGTCTGTCTGGACGTAATGTGTATGCGGGTCCATCAGTATAATCGACTTCTGTTGGTGAACGGTTGTTCCTAAAAGCATTCCAAGCATGCTTTAATCGTGAGCCAACTTGTAATGGCATTTTTATTACCTCCTTTAGGATTTATTGACATTCATTTTAGCGTACTTCGATATGCCTTTTCCGGGTATTGCGCTGTGTCGTCTTCTAGAATTAGAATTAGCCATAGAATTTATAGCTATAGCGGCAATGATTGATGCCGTATCGGTTGAATTATTATTGTTATTGTTATTGTTATTGTTATTGTTGTTATTCTTATTCTTATTCTTTTTACTACCACCGTCATTGCTATTATTGCTATTATTGTCATTTTTACCGGTTATAATATTAACGGCTTTTTTTATGGTGTCGTAATTATTATTGAAGTTTTTAATAAGTTCGATTGCTTTATTATAACCTTGTTTTCGAGTATTGTTAGAATCCTTCTTAGTTAAATTAGAATATTCTTGTTCGAGTTTCAATCTACGATTAACAGCGTCTAGTTCGTTGTCATTTAACGCTGAGATGCCGCCATCTCGAGCGATGCGAACATAGCTCGATGAATTAAGGTCTGGATTTAATAATAGTGGATTTCCACCATTAAAATTCTTATTATTGTTATTGTTATTTTTAGATTTCGACTCTAATCTAACTGTTTGATCATTGGGCAATTGAGCTTTGGTACTCGTTATACTATCTGATGTTTTGGATGGTTCAGTTTTATTGACGTCAGCGGCATCTTTTTTATTATTTTGATTTTTAAATTTAGTGTCATCATCAAGTCTAATTTCGGCTTGTTTACTAGGCTTGTCAGATACCTTATACTTAGTAACATCCGTTGTGTATTTTTTCATTTGCCTGTTTTTAGCTGCGGCATAGCCACTTATAGCTCCGAGTCCGGTAGGTATAGCACCAACCGGTAATCCGGCACTGACTGCCATTATTCCGGGAACTGTTCCAGCCGCAGCGCCAGCACCAGCCGCCATAACTCTACGAACAAATTGTTCGCCATCATCCATATATTTCTGACTGGTAGTAGTCGATATATATAGTCCTTCGTTTTTAGCTTTTTGTATAAGCTTATTTACTTCTTCTGAACCTCTACGAAGATTTTCCTGCATCTTCTGACGATTTCTAGAATCCATTCTACCATTTAAATTTTTAAGTTGTACTCGGTTTCTAGCAGTAGCTTTTTCAACATCATTAAGTCTTCGCTGAATACCTTTTCTAGATGTGATATCATCAATCGTACCTTTTTCGCCAACACCATAACGTTTACGACCTGCTGGAGTTAAAGAACCGTCTGGATTCTGATAACGTCTTATACCCCACTTTTGGCCGTAGATACCGTGGTGTTTTAATTCGTAATCTTTCATTATTTTGTGTCCTCCTTTTCGATATCAGATACAGCATTCATTCGCCATTCGAGTTCACTTATAATTTCTTTCATAGAGGATATCACAGACCCATTAATAGGCGGGTCCCAGATAAGGCGAACTTTGAGATATATGTAAGTTTTAACATCTTCAAGTAATTTAGAATCACCTATAAACTCGGACCACGTCTCAGTTTTTCCGGTGATTTTGAATCCTTCAGTTGGACCAACACCTATATGGTTTAGAATAGAGAATACGGTATTTATATGGATGATTAATTCCGAATCAAACACTTCATATACTTCAAGAATTCCTAATAGGCGTTTAACGGTTGTAAGAATACTCTCATCCATATAGCATCATCCTTTCGTGGCCGCTAGACTTCTAATTCTCGCGTTTATTTTATCCCAGTCGGATTTCGTTAGTTCTTCAGCATTTTTATCGCTAAGATCTAAGTCGGCAACGGCAGTATTTAAAAAATACCAACTACTATCGCTATTATCCCTAAGGTTTTTAACTATCGATTCCGCTCTCTTTACATTTTGTTTATCAGTATCTGTAAACTGTTGGTTAGCTAGCCAAAGAGCATATCTATTATAGCCATCGATTTTACCTTCTTCTCGCCAATCTCCTAAATCACGTTCTGCTTGGTTATATTTTTTGTTAATCTTTCCTGCTTCGTTAACTTTGTTATTCCTATTAGCATATAGTGAGTATTCGTTTATTTTGCCTTGCCCGCCATCCTCATACACTCCGAGCCATATATTATCCACCATATCCGCCATACGATAATTTTCGGTATCCTCTTTACTGCCCATTGATTCTGCGATTTCCGCCACAGCTCTATCTCTATCTATTTCAGTTGGTGGCTTAGAATTATGATCTTTAAAGAAATCGGTAGCTTCTTTTTCAACCGACTTTATAGACTCTATAGCAGTAGCTTTAGTCGTTGTTCCTGCTTTTTCTGATTTTTGAGTAGGGTTATCTGTAACTTTATACTTGTTCCCTTCCATAGCACCAGTCATATATGTGGTACCGCTCATAACGGCTAAAGGAACACCTATCGCTTGTGCAGGAAGGCCGCCTAGTGACTCAACAAAAGCAAGCCCGGCAGCAGCAGTCACCATTGCGGCAATTTCGGCGTTTGACCGAGTGTCATATACTGTTTCGTGTGAGTCGACTGTCAGTCCTAGTTTTTGAGCTTTATCTACAAGCTTGTCTATTTCTTGCTTTCCGAGTTCTACATTCTCAGAATATTTAGTCGCTCTACCTCTATATTTTGGGTCAGGATTCCGTTTATAGCTTTCATTGTAGTCTCTCGCGTACCTTGCATTTCGAGCAGTAGCAT